TAAATTTAACAGTCATACCCTTGATCAAGTCGCCTTTGTTTTGTGGAAGTATACATTGGAGTTCTTCACCAAAGTCAATGTTCCCATCGAACGGCGTTTCAATTTGTTCAATCGAAAACTTTGTATGCCTTTTGAATGCCGTCAAAAAATATGAAAATTCTGGATCACCTGTAAGCCATTGATCCTGAACACCAGTCGCGGCGAGCTTTACAGCCCCGGACATATCTACTATGTGTGAGTAAAATTTTATGAAATAAAACGGGACACTAACAGTAGAATGAACCTTCAACTGAGGAAATTCAACCCGGCGAATATGGATGACGATCGTATTTGCGTATTCATAGGAAAACGTAACACAGGTAAGTCTACGTTAGTCAAGGATATCATGTACTATAAGAAACATATCCCAGCCGGAATAGTTTTATCAGGTACAGAAGAAGGTAACCATTTTTATGGTGAATTTATTCCGGACATCTGTGTGTATGGAGATTATGATGGCGAGGCAGTAGACCGTGTGTTAACTAGACAGAGAAAGCTTGTTGGTACGAAGGGTAAAAACAGAACAAACGGTGCATTCATGCTTCTGGACGATTGTATGTACGACTCAAAGTTTCTAAAAGAAACAAGGATTCGTCAGTGTTTTATGAACGGAAGACACTTCAACATCTTTTTCATGTTGACGATGCAATACGTGATGGATCTTCCACCAGCACTTAGAGCCAATGTGGACTACGTGTTTATACTCAGGGAAAACATCATACAAAATAGGGAAAAGTTGTACAAATCATTCTTTGGTATATTCCCTTCTTTTGATATGTTCTGTAAAGTGATGGATGCATGCACCGAAAACTATGAGTGTCTCGTGTTAGACAATACAGTAAAATCTAACAAGATACAGGATTGTGTTTTTTGGTACAAGGCTACGATTCGAAAGGGTTTCAAGGTCGGGAGTCCTCAACTTTGGGCCATGCACAAAAAGACTTATAACCCAAATTATCTCGAACAACAGGAAGCAGATGCTAAAAAAGCAACAAAGAAAACAGCACTTAAAATTACAAAGAAGAAATAGTCAGGACGTGCGTGATTATTTTTTCTTAAAAAACATGAATACATACTAAATGACGGACATCCGTACTATGAATCTTGCAGACAACTCTGATGGCATGGTTCAACTTAACTCGTCTACTGCATTCGTGTCACAAGATACTGAAAAAAATGTCAGTCAAAATAAAGAAACGATGGACTCTACACCTATTGCCGAATTGATGGGTCAACCCGAACCGATGGAGATGCAACAGCAAATGCCGATGCAACAACAAATGGCGATGCCGATGCCGATGCAACAACAAATGGCGATGGCTGTTCCGGTTCCAGCTCCGGCTCCGCAGCAAGTCCAAGTCTCTGCTCCGGAGTCGAAGAATCCGTTTAACTTGACGGATCAACAAATGCAAGCTCTCTTGGTCGCTGCGTGCACGGCTGCTGCCATTAGCACACCGGTCCAAGAAAAACTCGCGACCATGGTCCCGCAATTCTTGAATGATGCGGGACGTCGAAGCCTCATCGGCCTTGCGGCGACGGGACTCGTGGCGTCGGTCATCTTCTACGCTGGTCAATCTTATGTGATCAAGGCGTAAACTTATTGCTCCCAACCCATGTTACTGTAGATGGAATTATCCACGCCCAGTACATAGGTCACAATCGTTCCGAATATGAACGCAGCTAGAAAAAGAAGACTAATTTCTAAACTTCTTCTTCTATTTTCGCCGTATTCTTTGATCTGAGACTTAAGAGTCTTGACAACTCGGGTCAACATTTCAACCGCAATAAACGCAATGATCGTCGAAGAAAAGAAGAATCCTCGATCGACCGCCAATTGAGGGACTTGACCGACAATAATTCTGAGAATGTTAGGGATGACAATAGTCATGAGAGACAGATTCAACCAATAGTTTCTCGTGTACATGGGAGCCATGGTCATCGCATAGACAACCACCCACATGAGAACCGCCGTGGCAACTGTTCCAACTGGTGTCTTCATTTGGAGTATACACAGATTATTTGTCCTGGATGTGCATGCCACAGAAAGGTGTCTCGTTAGGTATCTGCTCGTAGATGTTTAATCGAATACACATGTCCCTGAGTTTCTTGTAGTTTTCCCAGTATTGTTCGGTGTGGTTATACTCATCGACTGTACAATGAGCTAGTTCATGGATGAGTACATGGAAAATTTCATTCGGTTCGCCATCCAAGCAAAGGCCAATCTCGTAGCCTTTATTGACATTGTATCCAACCGTGCCATGAAGAGTGTGGTGACCTGTGATCAAAATACATTTGCTCAACTTTTCAAATTCTGTACCCTTCAAATTTTCGCGAAGAATTTGATACTTTTCTTTGACTACCCTGAGTTTTTCGGGGTCCTTGGTCATCATTAGTATGTACATGTTGATGACGAAAAGTATGATCCACGTGATCATTTTCTATATGTAAATATAAATTTACTGTACAACCTGGATATGTGACTTCCTGTCAAAGCTTCCCAAGTGTTCAACTTGAAACCTGAATTTTCTAAAGTGTGAATGAGCATGTCTTTGTATGCAACCGGTTCCGACTTTGGACCATCCGCGTAGTAAGGTGTATCGACAAGTTCTACAAATAGTTTTTCACCAAAACCACCGTTACCATGAGTTTTCAATTTGAAAAAGTTTCCAAGATCATCTTGAATTGGTGTATTGTAAAGTATACTTTCAGAATCTGGTATGATTCCGATAAGTTTACCACCTGGTTTCATTCTATTTCTAATTTCTCTGATCGAGTCTTTGAATAATTTTTCTGATGCGAAGATGTAATGTAATGAAAAATTGAAACATATGATATCATATTTTCTATTCGGACATGCAAATATATCTCCATGATAAAAGTTGACACGCATCTTCAGATTGCGAGCCCGACTCTTTGCTTCTTCGAGAGACTGTTCACTCGGGTCACACATGCTTATGTTTGCACCCGCATGTCTCCATTTTTGAAGATCGCCACCACAACCACATCCTACATCCAAGATTTGATCCCCTTCACGGGTCACACTTTGAATGAGATCACGCTTGTAGGTATTGTGAGCTCGGCGTATTTCTTCCATGTCTTAATATAGATGGTTGTTCTTAATCCACTTAAGTTTGAAAAGGCTTAAAGTTTTTAACGTAAGCATAGCTATAAAATGGCTTCTCTTGAACAAGATTACACTACCGTCCCGGGACAACTCTACGCATGCCTGTCTGTTGTTGGACCGGAAGCACCACAAAAGAATGATAAGTTTGGTATTAAGATTCGTGGTTGCTTCAACACGCGTGAAGAAGCTGCAAACCACGCGAAGCGTCTTCAAAAGGAAGATGCAACCTTTGACATTTACGTGGTCGACATGTACAAGTGGTTGTTGATTCCACCGGATGTGGATAAGATTGATGATGTTCACTATACCAACGACAAGCTCGAAGAGATTATGTCCGGATACAAGGAAAACCAAGCCATGGCTGCGAAGATGTTCGAAGAACGTAAGCGTGACATGATGGAAGCGAAGACGACTTACATCAAGCCGGGTGATGAGAACTCCAAGTATTACAACAAGCCGGATGAAGCCCCGATCAGTCACCCAGCTGAAGTTTTGGAACGTCTCAAGAAGGAAAAGCCGGACGCTCCGATGGAAGAATTGGTCAAGGAAGCTGACGCGATTGTTGCAGCTGAAGTCGAAGAGAGACGTAAGCAACGCGAAGCCTCCAGCACGGATGCGACGATTGAGGAACAAAAGGAAGAAGGAGAGGCCGAGGTTACCAGTGAGGAGGCTGTTGCCGAGGTTACCAGTGAGGCGTAAGAAAAATATAGGTAAATACTAAATATGTTCAGTGTATTGCTCAACATAATTACATTATTGATTGTGTTCGTGGTTGCGATCTTCTTTTTCACATCACCTGAAATTGTCAAAAAGAAGATGAATACAGCATCAGAAGTTTTAGCTGCACAACTCAAGGATCCTTTGATCACGAGTCGTGCGTATTTTACTGAAAGGAAACGTGGTTCAACTGGTGAGTTTGTTGGGAATTTTCCCCATGAACATACCGATTGGATCTATGGGTATCCTCTTATCCAGGCCTAAGAATCACGGGTTGCATAGTCTTACCCATAAAAAAGCCAAGAAGAAAAACAACAAAACCAATGATCCATGTCGACTTATCGATGTTGGCAAAGATATCATTGTTTTTTTGTGGTTGTTCCGGATACATCATCATTTGTGGATACATCATGGGTTGTTGCGGTTGGTGGTAGTATTCTTGTTCCGGTTCTTGATCATCTTGCATCTTAAGCTCTTTATCAAATTCAATGGGGTTACCAATGTCAGCCTCCATTTTTTATAATTACTTTGATTTTTTTAAGCTTGAAATTCCTCATCTTCCTCGTCGTCATCGATGATGAAATCTTTCAAATTTCCATTCTCGTCTGTGTCCTCGTCGTCATCGTATTCACTTTCATCATCTGAATAATATTCATTGTCAGTTTCGATGTCACTCCCATCATCTTCGGTATCGTATTCGTCATCACCGTAATCATCTTCAACTTTTTCTTCGGGAGTGTACATTTCAGGCTTCTTAATAATACGACCAGATCTAGAAATCATCGTTCTATTATAGTCTACTGTTTAAGTATTTCGGATGGAACGCAGCGTTTTTGTTGATTGCAGCGTTCATAATCTCTTTTTCACCGAAATAACCGACTATTTTAGCTAGTTCGCTGATTTCTTCCTGGAATTCCGTCATGAGACCAATGTTTTCAAGGTGTTCTAATGCTTTATAAAGAAACTGTGTGGCAAGTTCTACATCATGAATCCATTCCTTGAACATGTTAAAGTTTGTCACAAATCCATAAAAATTCTCTTTATCTAGGCCTGAGTATTGGTGTGCCTTTTTAAGAAGATCATCAAGTTTGTCGACTCGAACATCTTTCTGTGTCAGCATTTTTGTGAGATATGCAGCTGCTGCAAACAACACGACCGACATCTTATTTTTTAGTCGGAAATAAAATTTCCTTTGTTTTTGTATTGAGTATATTCTTCCTGTGAGATTGTTCTTTGCATTCTGAACATTTCAATTCTATACCCGACTTGTCAATGATAAACTGACAGGTAGCTCTGTGTCCATAGTCACACTCTGTCATTTCAGCGTCGGCTATATACTTTGACTTATTCTTTGTAATCTTGATAATTTTTGTTGAACGTATACATTTATTGATGTATGCATTAAGCGTTTCGACAGCTTTGTCTGTTTCGACTGGATCTTTCTGTGGTGGTGTTTTTGGGCGGACCGGTGGTTTCGTGTCTGGATACATTTTAGAAACAATCGTGTCGTTTAACATGTGTTGACGCCCTCTGAAGTCTGCACAAAAACCATGGAACCGTCCTTTGATGGTTTCACATCTACAAAAACATTTCTGGACGACAGTCTTACCGACAACATGAAACCAGACGTGATTTGAGTTGTGTGATCTTCTAAGATTTTCACAATACTTTGAAGTTGTAGACACTAGGAATTGATTTTTATGATGGAACATTTTCGTAATCCTCGCATCTTCTTGACCTTCCATGTTTTGTCGAATGAATGTTTCCAAGTAAGCCCGAGCTTCATCATCGACAAACTCATCTTTCATCTGAGCTTCGGTGAACGACCCCTCTTTCTTCTTGTTACCATCGATCGCTGGAACAGTTGTAACCTCTGTAACGTCTGTCCGAACAATGGAGTCTTTTAGAATGTCGACCGATGGTTCTTGTGTCAGTGTATCCATGCGACACATGACATGTCCATACACATATTTGAAGATTGGAAGGTACGGAGGTTCGGTAATCTTTCCGGTGTTGTCACACTCTGAACATCCTTGTCCTTGACATGCGATGTGCTTTCCCTTCTTGTATGACCATGGCATCCGAAATCCACTTCCAGCTGTTCGCTTTTTTGTGTCACCATAGACAGAGTTATCAATAATTTGATTCCAATTTTTATTTTTGAACACTGAAGTCAAAGTCGCGATGACATGATCTCTAAGGTTGTTGGCACCTTCTTGGTCAACAACAAAGTTTGGCCAGTTTAAATGAACACCCGTCTTGATGAGTCCATCATCAACTTCTTTGGGTTTTGATACACATATGAGACAATCACGACCGCCATATATTTTTACTTTGTCACAAATAATCCGACACAATTTTTGAAGATAGTCAAGTTGCATGGCATCTTCATCTTTGTAATCAATATCTAAGAAGAAGTTGTACGTCGGCGTTTTTTGTTCCACGAGATACAACTTTTCCTTTTTCGTCACAGCCTTGATGTACTCGTCACAAAATTCATCGACTCGATCGTGTGGGATGTAAAGTGAACCACCGTTCATGAGAACGTGTGAACGGTTCTGCTTTTCACCCTTTGTGAATTTGTTCTTTGAACACCATGCCTTAAACATACTTACCATTTTAGAGAGTCATTCTTTTAATCATCTTGATGTGAGTCATATAGAATCGATCGCATACAAGAGACATCGTGATGCTCTTTTCTTTCTGAAGCTAATTCCTTTTTAATAACAAGAAGCTCGTAGACTGTCTTAGTCTTTACATCCTCAATGTATTGATCTGCCCGACGTTCACTGTAAGCCTTGTTATCAACAAGAAGATCTCTGATTTGTTTTAAGATGTAAGTCTTTGACTTCATTCTATTTTATAGAAAATGTTTTTCTATTAAGCGAAGTGACACACGAATAAAATTCTGGATTCTGTATTACATTTTTTATTATGAGGTCCCACCTCTTTCTAACATTAAAC